ATCTTAAAGACTTAAAAAGAATATTTTAAAGCCTGTAAACTAGATATATAAAAATATATATAAAATTTAGATATAATTCTTGTTATTATTGGAAGATTATTTCTAGTTGCTAATTAGAATCAATCTAAGGTGGGGTACATAAGAGACAGGGGGGGTGGTGGTGGTAGTATATATACTGCTTACACAAAATGAAGAGATTTAGATTGTAAACTAGATAGCCTCGCCCTGCTAATTAGATTATATGGATTGTTATGTGAGAGATATTTATGTAGATTCCTGGACTGCCCCAGAGAGATATATATGTTTCACCCCCTGGAGAGATACTAAATAGATTATACACCCCATGTTTACAAACGTCAACACTAAAATGCATAACAATAAAAAATATTTATGTTGTCAACTAGCTGTAAACCTGGTATAATAAACTCATGAATAATTCCTTTTTACCAGATGGTAATACAAAGCGAAAGCTAACAGAACAACAAGAGAACTTTTTACATGCTTTAAGTGGAGAAGCTAAAGGTAATATAACTAAAGCTTTAGAGATTGCAGGGTATTCCCCTACATCAAAGTCTCATGTAGTGGATAGTTTAAAAGAAGAGATAATAGAAGTCGCCAATAAGATACTAGCTACATCAGCTCCTAGAGCCTCACAGAAGATAGTGGAGATTCTAGATAGTGATGACCCCATTCCACAGGTATCTGCTAAACTACAAGCAGCTCAGACCCTTCTAGATAGGGTTGGTATAGCCAAGAGGGATAAGCTAGATGTTACACACACAGCAGCAGGTGGTATCTTTCTGTTACCTGAAAAGAAAACAATAATAGATGTTAATGCTGAGGATGTTGACAATGATGAATAGAAGAACAAGTTCTACAATTCCATTTGGTTATAAATTAAATTCTGATAATAAAACCCTTGAAGAAGTACCATCAGAATTAAAAGCTTTGAATGAAGCTAAGGATGGTGTTAAAAAGGGAGCATTCTCTTTAAGAGGTGCAGTAGAAATATTAGAATCAAATACTGGTAGAAAGCTATCAGCTATGGGTTTAAAAAAAATGATTGATAAAGATAACAAACAATATCAATCTAACACAAATGGTTTACTAAGTAGAAATGACAAAGAGACAGTATAACTACGGCTATGAGCAGAAAGCTAAGATAGCTGCTAGGAAAGCTGTTAGAGAAAAAGAAAAAGAAATTGAAAAGCTCAAGAAGAAACTTGAGAATAAGAAATATAAATTAAAAAAGAAAACAGAGGCTATCTCTAAAGTTGATAAAGTAGATAACCCTGTCAAGAATGACAAACAAGGTACTGTTGTTACAGAGTCACAGTACAATGAGTTACCTCAAAAAGTCAAGACACTATTAGAAGAAGAAAATAGTAAGATAGTATTTAAACCAAACGAAGGTCCACAAACAGAGTTTCTGTCAGCACCAGAACAAGATGTACTATACGGAGGTTCAGCAGGAGGTGGTAAGTCTTATGCCATGCTTGTTGACCCATTAAGATACATGCACATCAAAGAGCATAGAGCTTTGTTATTAAGAAAGTCTATGCCAGAGTTAAGAGAGCTAATAGATAAATCTAGAGAGTTATATCCTAAAGCTTTTACAGGAGCTAAGTTTAGAGAAGTAGAAAAGATTTGGAGATTTCCTTCAGGTGCGTCATTGGAGTTTGGTTATCTGGATAGAGATGCTGATGTTTATAGATACCAAGGTCAATCCTATACATGGATAGGTATTGATGAGCTAACTCAGTATCCAACAGAATTTCCTCTGCAATATTTGCAATCACGATTGAGAACAACAAACAATGAAATAAAATGCTACATTCGGTGTACTGCAAACCCTGGAGGAGTTGGAGGATATTGGGTTAAGAAAAGGTATCTAGACCCAAGTCCTCCTAACGAATCATTTACTGGTGAAGATAAAATAACAAGAAGATTTATACCAGCAAGATTAGAAGATAACCCATACCTTGCAGCAGATGGTAAGTATGAACAGATGTTACAATCATTACCTGCTGTACAAAGAAAACAATTACTAGAAGGTAACTGGGATGTTGCTGAAGGTGCAGCCTTTACAGAATTTGATTATGATACACATTGCATTGACCCATTTGAAATACCTAGAACATGGGAAAGAGTAAAAGGAATTGACTATGGTTATGCAGCAGAGTCAGCAGTAGTTTGGGGAGCAGTCGACCCAACAGATGAAACATTAATCATCTATAGAGAATTATATCAAAAAGGTTTAACAGGTGAAGACCTAGCTAAAAAGATTTATGAGTTTGAAAAAGAAGAACGACTATCTATTCAAGGTGTACTAGACTGGGCAGCTTGGGCTAAGACAGGAACAACAGGACCAACTGTTGGAGAAGTATTAGCTAAAGCAGGACATAAACTTAGAAGAGCAGATAAGAATAGAATACAAGGTAAGATTCAAATACATGAAAGATTAAAAACAAATGATAAAGGTAGACCTAAGTTACAAATATTTAAAACTTGTCCTAACCTTATAAGAGAAATTCAATCTATTCCTTTAGACCCTAACAAGCCTGAAGATGTAGATACGAAAGCTTCAGACCATGCTTACGATGCTTTAAGATATTTAATTATGTCTAGACCTAGAGCTAGAAGTGTATGGGATGAGATGACAACAATAAAACGATGGACACCATCAGACCCAACATTTGGATATTAATATGCCACTATATAGATTTAAAGATATTAAGACTGATAAAGAATATAATAAGGTTATGTCTTATGAAGAATTATTAGAATATTTAAATAGTAATAAAGATATACAACAAGTATTTAAAATGAATATATTTAGATACTCAGATAACAATGGAACAAAAGACCAGTTTACAGAATGGGCAAAGGATTCAAGTATAAATGATAATGGAGGTTTTAAAACTTATGGCAAAGCAAGAACGGACTATGACAAGAAAAAGGATGATACGCAAAAAGATAAAGCTGAATAAAAAAGCTAAGACTGAATTAGATAAGTATCCACTAGTAGAAGTGAAGTGGTTGGATATTTGCTCTGATAGTTCTTGGTTATCTATGAAAGATGCTATGTCTATGCCTTTACCTGTATGTAATACCAAAGGACATTTGTTATCTCAGACAAAAGGAATAACTAGAATATTCGGTGATTACTCAGAAGGCACTAAAGGTAACATTGAGGAGATAGGTAATGTTACTATCATTCCTAATAGTGTTATTGTGGACATTAAGAAAATTAGTTGACAAACTAACAATTAATGTGTATTATTAATATATTACACAAATTATAAGGATTTTGAATGGCTACATATGGAGACCAAGAATTAGAGACATCTATGCCTTCATCTGAGGATGAGCAACAAAATGAAAAAGATGTATCAGCTTTAGTTGGAATTATTCAGTCTAAGTTTCAACAATGTGAAACTACTAGAAGAGATGATGAGTTAAGATGGTTACAAGCTTATCATAACTACAGAGGTAGATATTACAAAGATGTTAAATTTAGAGAGAATGAAAAGTCTAGAGTATTTGTAAAAGTTACTAAGACAAAAGTTTTAGCAGCTTACGGACAATTAATTGATGTTCTATTTGGAGCAAACAAATTTCCTTTAACAATTCAAGAAACAAGAGTACCAGAAGGAATTGCTGAGTACGCACATTTAAATCCTTTAAAAGAACAACTAGGCAATGAAAACTTAGAACCTACTCCAGGTATCGAAGGTAACATGGATTATGTTCCTGGTCAACAATCAGGATTAGGTTTTCCATCTGATACAATTGGTTTTCCTGGTGATGGTAGAGAGTTACCAAAGGGTGCAACATTTCAAACTTTAAATGAATTACAATTAGGTGAATTAGAATCTAAATATGAGAATGCTAATTTATCTAAAGGACCTGCACCAACACCTGACATGCCTCAGATTAAACCTGCACAGATTGCTGCAAGACAATTAGAAAAATTAATTCACGACCAGATAGATGAATCAGATGGTAGCATTCAATTAAGGAATGCAATATTTGAATCTTGTTTATTAGGAACAGGAATTATCAAAGGACCTTTTACTTATAATAAAACTTTACATAAGTATACTGACAATGGTAATGGTAGAGAATATACACCAGAGATTGTTAAAGTTCCTAAAATGGAATTTGTTAGCATATGGGATTTTTATCCAGACCCTAATGCTAGAACAATGGATGAAGCAGAATTTATAATTCAAAGACATAGACTTAACAGAAGTCAGTTTTTAGATTTAGCAAACAGACCTTTCTTTAACAGACAAGCTATTTTAGATTGTATTAAGATGGGTGCAAGTTATACTAAGAAAGAATGGGAAACAGATATTGATTTAGAAAAAAGTCACTATGCTGATATTACTCATAACAGATTTGAAGTATTAGAATACTGGGGAACAATCAATGCATTAGCTGCAAGAGAAGAAGGATTAGATATTGATGAAGACATTGATGATGATGCAGAAATCCAAGTTAACATTTGGATGCATAGAGGTAAAATAATTAGAATAGTAGAAAATCCTTTTAAACCTTTTAGAGTTCCTTATCAAGCATTTGTGTATGAAAAGAATCCTTATACATTTTTTGGAATAGGTGTTCCAGAAAATATGGATGATGCTCAACAGATTATGAATGGTCATGCAAGAATGGCTATTGATAACTTAGCATTAGCAGGTAACTTAGTATTTGATGTAGATGAATCAGCTTTATCATCTAATCAAACTATGGAAATACATCCTGGTAAAATATTTAAAAGACAATCAGGTGTACCTGGACAATCTATTTATGGATTGAAGTTTCCAAATACTGCAGTTGAGAATATGCAAATGTTTGACAAGTTTAGACAACTTGCAGATGAATCAACTGGATTACCTTCTTACTCACATGGACAAACTGGTGTTCAATCTATGACAAGAACAGCTTCAGGTATGTCAATGCTTATGGGAGCAGCATCATTAAATATTAAAACAGTAATTAAAAATATTGATGACCAATTAATTAAACCTTTAGGTGAAGCAATGTTCCAATGGAATATGCAATTCTATGAAGGTGACTTACCTATAAGAGGTGACTTAGAAATTAAAGCAACTGGTTCTTCTAGTTTGATGAAGAAAGAAGTTAGAAGTCAAAGACTAACTATGTTCTTACAAACTGTACAGAATCCAGCAATTGCTCCTTTTGTACGAATGTCTGAGGTAATCAAAGAGTTAGCACACTCACTTGATTTAGACCCAGAAGAAATTATGAATACAAGAGATGAAGCAGAAATCTACGCAAAAATAATAGGACAACAAAATGTTAACAAAGGAACTAGCAACCAAGCTGATGTCTCTGGTCAACTCGGAGCAATGGCAGGTTATGGAGGAGTACCTGAACAAACTCCAGGAGCAAACAACCCAGGAAATGGCGAAAGCCCAATCGGACCAGGTAATACACCAATGCCAGGGGAGATGGAATTTACTGGACAGGTTGAAGAACCTCCGATATCAGGTTAAAGATATAATACAATAGCAGTTGACTAACTAATAATCAATTGCTATAATATTACTAATTGGAGAAGTATAATGAAAAAGAACAAACCTATTAATATGGCTACAGGTGGACTTATGTCTCAACCACCTTACATAGCTAAGAATGACCCTAATCAAGATTCAGGTATTACACCTTATGATGTAAACACTCCTCAGTCTGCTAGACAGGGTATGCCTTCTAGATTATTATCTCCTTCAAGAACAAGATTTAAAGATGGTGGTGAATCATTCCCTGATTTAAGTGGTGATGGTACAGTAACACAAAAAGATATTTTAATAGGTAAAGGTGTAATCAAAAAAGCTAAAGGTGGTTTAATGAAGAGAATGAAATTTGATAAAGGTGATTTATCAACTAAAGAAATTATTGAAATGAAAAAAATGGAACAACTTGAAGCTATGCAAGATTCAGGTTTACCATTAACTGACCAACAAGAAAAAGAATTAGAAGAATACAAAGCAGCTAAAGCTGTTAAACCAGCAGAACTGGCATTAGGTGGTGCAGTTGGAGTAGAAAGAAGTAAGTATGACCAACGACCAGATTATCAAGCTTATGCTGAAGGTGATATAGTTGAAGATGAAGATATGGCAGAAGCTGAAACAGATATGGAAATGATGGCAGAAGAAGACCAAGGTTTATTAGAACCAATGGGAATGAATGAAGAACCTATGGATGAAGAGATGGAAGATGAAGACATGGGTGACATGGATGCTATTATAGATACATCAGCTTTATCAGAAGAAGAAGAAAAAATTTTAGATGATGCAGTAGAAATGCATCCAGAACTAGAAGCAATTATTCCAAAGATAGTTGCAACAGAATTTACAGATGATGGAGAAGTAGAAGGACCAGGAACAGAAACTTCAGACTCTATCCCAGCATTATTATCAGATGGTGAATTTGTATTTACAGCAAAAGCAGTTAAGCATCTTGGTGTAGACAAATTAAGAAAGATGATGAAACAAGCAGAAGAAGCTTATGATGCTGGAGTTCAATCTCAAGCTGAACAGCAAGAGATAGTATAAAGAATTTGTAGAGAGAGGTAACTCTACGAATAGACAAGCTACCTTATAATAAATTTTTATTGTAAGCCCTTGTAGCTTCGTTTTAAAAAGAAACACCTACCTTAGCTACCTTCAGTTAAGTGAAGCCCTAAAGGAGGACTATATGAGTAATCAAAACGAAGAAGGACTAAAAAAAGTCGCAGCAAACCCGTACAACATGAAGAAAGCTTGGCATAACGATGATTCGATGCCTAAGCCACTACAGAGTGCTGATTCTGGTTTGTATGTGCCAAACCCTGAAAGTACTAGAGAAGATTCAACTGCTACTGCTGATAACAGCAACCCAGAAGATTCTAACGAAAGTACTGCAGCCACTATGGATAAGGTTCAAGACTCAGCATTAAATGTTGAATCTACCCCTTATGCAAAGGTTGATTATAAAAAGAGGTACGATGACCTCAAACGATACTATGACAGGAAACTAGGTGAATGGAATAGTAAGGAGAACGAACTCAAGACACAGTTAAGAGAGAATGCTCCTAAGTATACACCACCTAAATCTGCTGAAGAGCTTGAAGCTTTTAAGAATGATTATCCTGATATATATGGTGTTGTGGAAACCGTTTCTCACTTGCAGTCTTCAAATCAAATGAAGACTATGCAAGAAGAACTAGAAGAGTTAAAGAAAGCTAACAAAACTTTACAACAAAGAGAAGCAGAGTTAGAACTTTCTAAGTATCATCCAGACTTTGAGAATATCAAAGAGTCAGATGATTTCCATCAATGGGCTGATGCTCAACCAATGGAAATTAAAAGATGGATATACGAAAATAATTCTGATGGTAAACTTGCAGCAAGAGCAATCGACTTGTATAAGAAGGACCGAGGACTTGGATTAGATAAAAAACCTGGTAAGAAACAACCTAAGAATGAGGGTGCTGATTTATTAGTTAAAACTAATGAGCAAGTACAAGTTCCTCAATCAAAGGAAAATTTCTTTAAACGTTCTGATATTGCTAAAATGTCAGATGCTGAGTTTATGCAATACGAAAAAGAAATTGTAAAAGCTCAGAGGGAAGGTAGAATTATAGATTAATTCTATCTTATTTTTATTAACCAACAACTATAACAAAGGAGTATAACTATGGCAAAATTTGCTGGTGGTTCTACGTACAACTTTGATTTAACTGCTTCAGGTCAAACTAATGGCTTTTTTATTCCTGAAGTCTATTCAAAGAAAGTACAAATAGCTCTAAGAAAAGCTGCTGTTGCAGAAGCAATCTGTAACACAGACTACATGGGCGAAATCTCAAGCTTTGGTGATACAGTAAACATTATCAAAGAACCTCAAATTAGTGTAAATGATTACACTAGAGGTTTAGCTGTAACATCAACTAACTTAACAGACCAAGAACTTGTTCTTACAATTGACCAAGCTAAATCTTTTGCATTCAAATTGGATGACTTAGAGAAAAGATTCTCTCATGTTAATTTCCAAGCGATTGCATCAGACAATGCTGCGTACAAATTGAGAGATGCAATGGATGAAAATATCATGGCTGCAATTTCTGCAGGTGCTGGTGTAACAACTGGTATGGGAACAACTTCTGTTCCGATTGACATTGGATTCGGTTCTGGTGAAGTTGACCCTCTAAACCAAATGGCTTTAGCTGCGAAAGAGTTGGATGAAAACAACGTTCCAGAAGAAGGCAGATGGTTTGTGGCAGCTCCTGAGTGGTACAATGTTTTATCAAACACAGCTTCTAAATTATTAACTGTTGACTTCAACGCAGGTCAAGGTTCAATTAGAAACGGTTTGGTAGCATCTGGATTACTTAGAGGTTTCCAAATGTACAAATCTAACAACTTACCAACTAATGACTTAACTGGTGCTTCACCAGCAGGTACTGCTACGCAGCCTGAAGCTTTATTTGGTCATATATCTGCAGTATCTGCTGCTTCAGCAATGAACAAAGTAGAAACTGTTAGAGATACGGCTACATTCAGCGATATCGTTAGAGGTCTAATGGTATGGGGTAGAAAAGTACTTAGAGATGATTCAGTAGGTAAAATTATCTACGTTATCGACTAATAGTATATAAATGGTAGGGGGTAGCAATATCCCCTACTATACCAATTAATAAATAAATAGGATTTAATATGCCAATGAAAAAAGCAATGCCAGGTGGCAAAGTAGTAAACAAAGGTAAATATAAACATGGTGGCAAAGTACATGCCAAAGCATCTGATAAAAAGAAAATGATGTATGGTGGTATGATGTCTAAAAAGAAAAAGTAATTTTATATGGGTATACTGTCTTCACCTGCTTGGACTCGTAAAGAGGGTAAAGACCCTAAAGGTGGTTTGAACGCAAAGGGTAGAGCATCTTACAATAAAGGTCGAACTAAGACTGGAAAGAAAAGAAACCTTAAACCACCTGCTCCCAATCCTAAAAATAAAAAAGATGCTGGTAGAAGAAAATCTTTTTGTGCTAGAATGAGAGGCATGAAAAAGAAATTAACTTCTAAAAAAACTGCAAGAGACCCTAATTCAAGAATTAATAAATCATTAAGAGCATGGAATTGTTAAATGGCTAAAACTTATCTATCAATGACTAACGAATTGTTAGTTGAAATAAATGAACCAGAAGTTACAAGTGTTGCAGGTGCTGTAGCAATACAAAAATTTGTAGCGAATTGTGTTAACAGAGCTTACTTTGATATAGTAGATGCTCAAGATACATGGTCATGGTTAACTACTGCTGCACCACAAGATAATTATAATGGTAATACTTATGTAGAAACTGTTGCAGGTACTAGATGGTACTTATTAAAAGCAGGTTCATCAAGTGTTGATACTGATTATTCAAATGTAGACTGGGATAGTTTTACATTAACAGAAGAAGGTGTAAGTGGTAAAACTGCACCATACAAAATTCAAAGCTTACCTTTTACTTCATTAGAAACTTGGAAAGATTTTTATGCTGCAAGTGAAGAGCAGGATAAATCTAATGAACAAAATTATGGAGTACCTACTAAGATTATAAGAAGTGAAGATGGTAGAAGATTTGGATTATCTCCAATACCTGATGGAGTGTATAGAATTTATTTCAATGCATTTAATAGACCTTCAGCATTAGCAAATGATACTGACGTAGTATTATTTCCAGAACAATATAAACCTGTATTATTAGCTAGAGCAAGATATTATATTTATCAATTTAAAGATAATATTTCTCAAGCTCAACTAGCTTTAGATGAATATAAAAAAGGTTTAAATAAAATGATTGAACAACTAAATGCTCCACAACCTAAGTATGTGGAAGATGATAGAAGATTATTTATATAAGGATAACATAAATGCCAACTCAAGGAGCTTCCATTACTGTACAAGGTGGCTTGGATTTAGTTTCAAGTTCACATGCTTTATTTAGAACTCCTGGTGCTGCAACTAAATTACAAAATTTTGAATCTGCTACAACAGGTGGATATAGAAGAATAAGTGGTTATCAAAAATGGGGAGGAGCAAGTGCAACAATTCCTTCTGGTTTATCAACAGATGCTATTCATGGTTTAACTCATTATAATGATGGTGTAGTAGTTGCACAGTCTGATGATTTATATTATAGTACTGATGGTATAACTTATTTACAAATTAACAAAGATACTTTCTCAGCTATATCAGGAACAGTAAGTATTAACTCTGGTTCAGCAACTGTATTAGGAGCAGGAACAACATTTACAACTGCTCTTCATGTAGGTGACATAATTAAAATAGATGGAGAGTACTATCATGTTATTGCTATTAATAGTGATACAAATATAACTATTGATACTAATGCTACTGTTACTAAAAATGGTTTAACACTTTATCATGGTGGTGCTACAGCAGGTCAATTAGCTACAGCGACAACAATACCTAGAACAAATCAATCTAATGTTCAGTTTATTAATTTTGAATCTGAAGGTGAGAATGGTGCAATCTATATTGTTGATGGACAAAATAAAGTAGCTGAGTTTCAATATGATTTTGATGGTTATCACTTTGTAGAATTAGATAGGTCAGCACCAACAGGTTGTAAATTTATTGAAAAGTTTGCAGAAAGAATAATTGTTGCTGGAAGTGATGCTGAACCTAGTACACTTCATTATAGTACTAGATTAAAACCTTGGGATTTTGAAGGTGCATCTGCTGGTTCTATTGATATTGGTGATGTAATTACTGGTATTAAAGTCTTTAGAAATTCACTTATAGTATTTTGTAAAAATAGTATATATGAGTTGACAAACCTTGATTCTACTCCTATAATTAAATCAGTAACTAAAAACATTGGTTGTGTAAATGGCAACTCAATTCAGGAGATAGGTGGAGATTTAATTTTTCTAGCACCTGATGGATTAAGAACAGTTGCTGGTACTGCTAGAATTGATGACGTAGAATTAAGTTCTATCTCTAGAAAAATATTACCATTAATTAATGACTTACTAGATAACATTGGTAATTATACAATATCAAGTATTGTTATTAGAGAACGAAGTCAATACAGATTATTTTATTATCAATCTGGTCAAGCTGATTCAGGACAAAGAGGAATCATAGGAACATTTAAATATAGTTCAGATGGTATACCTGCTTTTGAATGGAGTCAAACAAAAGGTTTACCTGTAAAATTTTGTACATCAGCTTTAGATAATTCAGGTACAGAAGTTATTTATCATGCTGATGAATCTGGTTACATCTATCAACATGATACTGGAAATAGTTTTGACGGTAATAATGTTGAAGCAGAATTTCAAACACCAGATATGGACTATGGTGATAATGGTTTAAGAAAAAGTTTATACAAAGTAAAAGCTAATATTGAACCTGAAGGAACACAAAACGATTTACTATTAAGAGTAAGATATGATTTTGATAGTTCAGAAGTACCTCAACCTGCAAATTTTAATGTAGGTAATTTAAGTTCTGCATCATTATTTGGTTCAGCAGTTTTTGGTACAGCAGTATTTGGAGCATCAAGTTTACCTAGTAAAAGTATTTTAATTACAGGTAGTGGATTTTCAAATAATTTTAAATTTTTTAGTAATGATACTAATGCTCCATATTCAGTAAATGGAATGTTTGTTTCATTCATAGCAGGAGGAAGAAGATAATATGGCAGGATACATTAGACAGAGTTCATTTATTGATGGTGATACTATATCGGCATCATTATTTAATAATGAATACAATCAACTATTAGCAGCATTTAATAATTCAACAGGACATAAACATGATGGTACTGCTGCTGAAGGACCTGTTATAGCTTTAATTGGAGATGCAGGATTAACAACTCCTCTTAACAAAGTATCTATTGATACTTCAAATAATGAAATAGAATTTTCTATTAATGTAAGTTCGGTAGCAGCTGAACAATTTAAAATTATAGATGGTGCAATTGTTCCAGCTTTAGATAATGATATTGATTTAGGTACATCATCTTTAGAATTTAAAGATGCATATTTTGATGGTACAGTAAATTTAGATTCATTAGTTATTGGTTCAGCTACAGCTATTACAGATGTATATACAGATTTAACTTCAGTATCAGCAAGTGATG